TCCGTGTCCACTTCGGATTGTTTTCCGAGTTCATCCTTTAGTGACATGAGCGAATTCCCCTCGTCGATACTTGTTGATTGAAGATGAATCTAAGTCTATTCCGCGTCTCTCTAATACCCTGCTGATTGTCGGCGCAGGGATCGTGTAATCGTCTAACGCTTCAATAAGTTCTTTGCGATCTGCTTCGTCCATTCCTTCAAGTACACGCTGGATTCTTGGGATGCGGCCTGACGGCACAGTTTTTTCAGATCGTATTTCACTTAGCAGACTTTGCTTTACGGGCTTGCTCAACTCTTGCTCCCTCTATGAGTTTGTTTATCTTCTCGATAACTTCCCATAGTGCGTCAGCTTGATCCCTCCCAGGATTTGATTTGAGGAGACAGTCACGCACCAAAGTTAACTCAACGGTAGTTAATCCTTTTGCCATTTGCAAGCACCTTTCTTTGGGTGACTTACCCTAGTGCTTGGCGATGTGTTCCGTCAACCGATCAGAAACCTTGTCCACCTTGTCTTCGGTGCGGTCTTGCGCCCTACGCATTAGACGCAACATAGCCATAACGGTGTCATGGTCTTTGCGGTTCTCAGCTTTGAAACGTTGGATTACTACGGTTAGCAGACCAAAAGCACCAGTAACAGCAGCAGCAAGAACGAGAGCGATCCCAGAATCCACATCAGACTGCTTTACTCGCAAGCCAGTCAAGTACCCGTTGAGGTTTCTTGTCGCCGGTGACATAACGCAAATGCCACGGTTCGCTTGGTACTACTTCCCAAGAAAAACCGAACGACACAGCGTTCTTCTTCAACCATTCCAAACGTGGGCCGTTAGCGTTCGCAATATCAATAGCGATACCGAGGTTATGTTTTGATGTTCCAGGCACAGCGAGCATCGCCATACCTTTCTTCAGATACCACGCTTTGCCTTGATAGATGCGAGGCTTCTGCCCTGCAATTACTTCGGTGGTGTATCGCTGGAAGAACCCGTACTCTTGAACCGCAAGTGAGCGATATGTGTCCGCAGGGCTTGTTGGGCTAAGGTCGATTCCTTCAGCGTTTGCTGCCGCATCCATCGCCTCATACGCATCTGCTGCACAATGGTGCAACATTCCTTTGCCTTCAATCTTGCGAAGAAGTTTCGGTGCAAGTTCACCAGGTTTAGCGTTCTTTAGACATGAGCAAAGGACGACAGGGATGATCGGTAGATCATTGACCGAAACCTTTTTCTTCATAGCCATTATTCGGCTACTTCAGGCTTCGCCTTCACCGCGCCAGTAAACGCGAGTTCGATTTCTTCTTTGGTGAGTGAACCGTCAACGCTGAAACGCAACAACTTCTCGATCACCTGGGCGCAAGCCATGATGCCAGCAAGTGCTGCCGACTTCCACAGGTCTACACCAATCAAAGCACCACCAGCAACAGCGGCCAATGCGCTTGATCCGAATAGTGCGAAGATGCGGAAGATGATGTTTTGAAGCTTTGCCATGTCTAGTCTTTCTTGGAGAGGGTTAGTGATGAGTGTACCAAAACGACTATTCCGGTTATGAGGGTTGCCTGTCGGAGTGTTGGGCCTGAGAGGGTGATGAGAACCATGCCTGTGCCAGCCCATGTCCATGCGTTGTCTGCTAGGTAATCCAAGAGTTTTCTCATTAGCGTCTAATTCTAGTACCTGCTGCTGCGAGGGTTATCCCCGCTGTGACTGCGATCAGGGTGCGTCGTTCTCCGACTGGGATGGTTGAGCCGGTGGGGGTGTAGTCGTCTAAGCCTTCACCGAAGATGTCGATGGTGTCTTCAAATTCTTCACGGATTTCGGTGGGTGCGGATTCGATTGCTGCGATTAGTTCTTCGGTTTGTGTGTCGGAGAGTGCGCCCACGTCTAGGACTTCAAAGATTTGTTGTGCTTGCTCGGTGCTGATGACAGCTAGGACTTCGGGGCTGGACGCGAGAGCGGTTGCCTGTTCTTCGGTTGGTTCTTCAGCGAGCAGGGTTTCTAAGACTTGTTCGACTTGTTCGGGGCTGAGTTCGGCTAGGGCTTCTACAAGGGCTTCTGTGGTTTCTGCCTCTGCTATTAGCGAATCCACTTCTTCGTCGCTTAGAGGGGCTTCTAGGGGTGTCTCAGGGGTTTCTGGCAGGGTTGTGTCTACGACTGGTTCTTCTGTAGTGTCGGGATATGTTTCATCTGTCGTGGTTGTTTCTTCGGGAAGCGTCGTTTCTGGCATGGCTTCCTCTACTGGTGGCTCTGTGGTGTCTGTCTCGTCTGGTTCAGGCTCTACAGGAACGGAAGTATCAACGGGTTCTGGCTCAACTATTTGAGGCTGTGTAACAGGTGTTGGAACTGCTGGTGGTTGTGTCGTGGTCGTCGTTGATTCTGTTGTTGTTGTTTGGGGTACGGAAGAAGTAGTTGTCGTTGTTGACGTGGTGCTAGTTGAGTTCTCCACAGAAGTTGTGGTTTGAGGAACAGTCGTTGTCGTTGTTGTCGATGAGGTGGTAGTTGTTTCTTGAACTGTCGTAGTAGTCGGGTTGGTGACAGGGACAGTCGTTGACGGGACAGTAGTAGTAGAGGTCGTCGTCGTTGTTGTGGATGAGGTTATAGATGCCCATAACGACAGGTTACTGATTGTGAGCTGACCTGGCTGGCAGCAGGAATCTATTGAGTACTGCCGGAACGTGAACACATCACCCTCATTCACGGGTACAGAGAGTTCACCTGTCGCGTTGTTCTGTTGTGTAAGCAAGGTGTACGCACCGTTGATGCCGTACTGTGGCGGGTCATACACCCAACCATCATTGGTCTGATATTGCCAAGTGAAATCTATTGTGTCTACATCTGCGGGGATTGTGGTTTCAATCTTGACCCAGTTCGCCCCCATGCAACCACCACCATCAGGGCCACGCAAGATGATCGTGTCGTCAATTACTTCGACTGAACCTGTTGCACATGACTGGCTGTATGTCCATTCACCGAGCGTGTCAGCTTTAGCAGGTTTCGCAAAAAGTGCGAACAGTACTGCGGGGATGATTATTAGATAGCGGGTGTTGCGACCCATGCCAGAGTTTCTTCATCCCAAGTGAATGACCCCTCTGGTTTTGGTGTTGGTGCTTGCCAATCGTTGTTGCTGTTGAGCGTCCATGATGGGAATGGTTGTGGTGCTACGAACTGGTCTGCGTCAGCGTCATAGGTGAAACCGATACCTGCGTATTGTTTGCGAATACGTCCGTTATAACTGGTTTGCACCCATGTGCCACCAAGCAGGTTGTTGCACCACTCTGAACCGTTGGCTTCATGTTCGTCAGCGACAACGATTACTCGTAGGACTGTGTTGGTTGAATCTATTTCTGCAAAATGTGCCATGTTTTCATCCTATTGGGTATCTGATTATTACTATTCCTGAACCACCTGCTGCGCTTCCACCTGCGTTTCCACCACCAGTAGCACCATTTCCTGTATTAGCAGTGCCAGCAACAGCAGTATTGCCACCAGCACCACCAGCAGCATAAGTGACACTTGAACCACTGATTGAGACAGCAACACCTGCTCCACCTGTACCAGCGGTTGAACCAGAAGCGTTCCCACCAGCACCACCTGCACCACCGCCACCACCGTTGTTTGATGCAGCACCACTACCACCTGCAAAACCTTGATTGGCTGTTCCTGCACCACCAGCAAAGTTGTTTGCAGAACCGCCACCACCCGAACCACCAGCAACACCAGGAGCGTTGGCTCCAGTAGCACTAGAACCACCGCGTCCACCACCTGTAGATGTGATAGTAGAAAATATTGAGTTGGAACCATTAGCACCAGCAGCCCCACCCGCGCCAACAGTCACCGTGTAAGAAGTGCCACCTGTAAGAGACAAGGCAGTTTCTAACGAACCACCACCACCTGTTGCTGTGACAGTTGAGCGGAGTCCACCTGCACCACCACCAGCGTTCCAATTCGTATCGTTACCACTTCCAGCACCACCAGCAACAACAAGATATCCAACGTTGCTAATAGAAGCAAGTGGAGAGACACTTAAAGTGCCTGTAGTTGTAAAGGTGTGAACTTTGTATACGACACCTGAATCAGTAATAATTGATTCTGTTCCACCAGCCAACAAATTTTGGTTACGGTTCAGCCCAGACAAGTTGGAAATAGCAACATACTGACTGACCCGTGTTCTACCACCACGCATTATGCCACCGTCACAGTCGTTGAACCAGTCGAAGTAAACGAATGAATCGTGTACCCACCCGAAGTAGTTACAGTTCCACCGCTAACAGAGATACCCGCCGAGGATGCGTCAGAAGTTAGGTAACGGAAAATCACAACACCCGAACCGCCCGCAGCAGCCGTGTCACCACCACCACCACCGCCACCAGTGTTTGCTGTACCAGCAGTAGCACTTGACAAACCACCACCAGTACCACCACCACCAGTACCACCCGCGCCACCAGTTCCAACAGTATCCCATCTAGCACCACCACCGCCACCACCACGGGCAACAGACGTACCTGTGATAGATGACGACAACCCGTTACCACCTGCACCACCACTAGTGGTCACAGCAGCACTACCAGCAGTGTCAGCACCGCCACCACCGCCACCACTAGGTTGCCCTCCGTCCACTCGACCTGCACCACCATTTCTGCCTTGACCAGCAGTTCCCGCACCACCAGCACCAGATGAACCACTGCCTACACCACCACCACCACCGCCTGAACCGCCTGCGCTGCCTGGGTCTGCGGCATAATGTCCACCAGCACCACCGCCAGTAGAAGTCAAACTAACAAAAGATGAATCAGAACCGCTGGTGTTTGTCCCACCGCCAGCACCAACAACAACCGTGTACGTTCCAGCACCAATACTTAAAGCAGAACGGCTTTCTAACGTCCCACCACCACCAGTTGATTCACCAGCAACCGAACTGCGATAGCCACCTGCACCGCCACCACCAGCTCCACCATACGTTGAAAGAACAGTGTTAGTACCGCCACCGCCACCGCCAGCGATAATCAGATACTCAATATCTAAAGACGGGTTAATCCAGTTTTTTACAGACTGACCAGCCCGACTACGGGTATCCCAACGAAGCGTCATGCTTCGACCCTACGAAATCTGGTTGACGAAGCCAGTAAGAAGAATTACGTCAGCAGTACCAGCAAAAGCTTTCACCGTCTTACTGTTCTGCAAAATCAAACCAGGAACAACCAAAACCAAACCAGCCTCAGCAGCAATCGTCAACTCAATGTTGCCATCAGCAGCCGTAGCAGTACCCCACTCCAACGTCAACTTCACAGCAGAAGAAGAAATGTTATTCGCATACAACCAAATCTCATCGCACAATCCAGCAGTAGTTACAGTCGTATATGCGGCATGAACCGTTACAGCAGAACCAGTACCAGTGCCAGTAACTTTTACAGCCAAACCATCAGTAGAACCCGACAGTTTTCTCTTTGTGAATGTTGCCATCTATAACTCCTTAACTAAAAAGTTGAACCGCTAAAACGTTTTGGTCTGAATCTGAAGCCGAAGCCGCGACAGCCCACTTTACACCAGTAGCCTCAGTAGAGTCTGCCACAAGAGCAAACCCATCAGTACCCACCGCCACACGCGCAGGGGTATTCGCAGCAGAAGCAACAACAATGTCACCCTTAGCGGTCATCAAACTGTTAGGGCTTGACTGCCAAGCCACACCGTTAGTCGCTGAAGAATCAGCACCCAACACCTGATAGTTAGAACCAACAGCCAAACGGTTCAAAGCCGAACCAGTAGTAACCAACAAGTCACCCTTAGTCGTCAGCTTGCTAACAACCTCATTAGCCTCATCCGCATCATTCGCAGTAAACACCGGATAAATCGTCGCA